AAAAAATGAGTTTAAAAAAAGATGCGGCTATTGGTGCAGGTAGTCTAGCTACTGTATTAGGCGCAGGCTATGCAGATTCACAAAACGTAAAGTATCAAATGCAAAAAGAGCGTGATGAGAAAAACGCGGATAAAGTAGAAGAAATGAAACGCAAAGAAGAGTCATCTGGTGGCGATACACCATCTACTGGTAGACCAAAAGCTATGAAAAAAGGCGGTAAAGTAGCAGGTAAACTAGCAACTCGTGGATATGGTAAGGCACGCTAATGACAACTTCTGGTACTGCATCGTTTAATTTAGACTTAAATGACATAGTCGAAGAGGCTTTTGAGCGTTGTGGCTCTGAGCTTCGTACTGGCTATGATTTGCGTACCGCACGTCGTTCTTTAAACCTGCTTACTATTGAGTGGGCAAACCGCGGTATTAACCTATGGACTATTGAGCAGGGTGTAATACCTATGGTTCAAGGAGTAAACACTTATGACCTACCTGATGACACAATTGACTTACTGGAGCACCAGATTCGCACAAATGCTGGGCAACAAAATAACCAGACTGACATTACCATTAGCCGAATTAGTGTCTCTACTTATAGTACTATACCTAATAAATTAAGTCAGGGTCGCCCTATTCAAGTGTGGATTAACCGCCAAAGCGGCGCAACATACCCTACTGGTGCCACTCCTGATAGGCACCCCCAAGTTACGGTTTGGCCCACTCCAGACCAAGGTACAGTATCAGTACCCTATTATCAGTTTGTTTACTGGCGTATGCGCCGTATTCAAGATGCTGGTACTGGCGTTAATACCCAAGATATCCCTTTCCGCTTCATTAATGCTATGGTGGCTGGGCTTGCGTACTACTTGTCTATGAAGCTACCAAATATAGATTTGCAACGGGCAATGGCTCTTAAAGCCGTCTACGATGAACAATTAGATTTAGCAGATTCTGAAGACAGAGAAAAAGCCCCAATCCGATTTATTCCAAGGATGACGTTTTTAGGGAATAGTTAATTATGACTACGATGTTTGCTTCTGGCAAATTTGCAATCTCGGAATGCGATAGATGTGGCTTTAGATTTAAGTTAACAAAGCTTAAGAAGCTGACTATTAAGACAAAAAATGTTAGTATCAAAGTGTGCCCAGAATGTTGGGAACCTGACCAGCCTCAGCTACAATTAGGGATGTACCCAGTTAATGACCCACAAGCTATACGGGAGCCAAGACGCGATAATAGTTACTACCAGTCGGGCAATACAGGATTAGATATAAATGTTAATGGCGGTATAGGAGTCCTAGCTAATGGTACTCCAGCAGGCGGTAGTAGACAAATCCAATGGGGATGGTTCCCTGTGGGCATGAAATTTGATTATAATGAGACACCAAACACTTTGGTAGCTAATGGGCAAGTTGGAACAGTAACAATTAATTAGGAGTAGGACATGGTAAAAGGCGATGGTATTGAATCAAAAGGTAAAACTAAAGGTAAAAACCTTGGTGATGATGGCAAAAAGGTAACTTGGGAAAAAAGTATTAAAGGCCCCGGTGGTAAGACTAACGATGCTATGAAAGCCGTTGGTCGTAACTTTGCTAAATTAAAAGCGAATGGAAAATAATCATGGCTGCTGAAATTAAACCTACAAAAAAGAATAGCCCTTCTATTAAAGTCGGTAGCCTTAAAAATACCCTACCCGCTGAAAAATACGCTACTCCACATAATATGAGTGGAAACCCAGTAAGCGGTGGATTACCTGCTTCTTCTATCGAAACTGGTGTTGAGTATTTAAACAAGTCTAAGCCTTCAATAGCCAATGTTAGCAAGACCCCAGCAGCTAAAGTTAAAACTGATGGCGTTAAACAGCGTGGTTTTGGCGCTGCTGTAAAAGGCTATACCTCACGCGGTCCTTTAGCTTAAAGGCTTATCTTGAACTACGTTCAGTTATATCAAGCCATCATTGATTACAGCGAGAACTCCGAACCGCTATTTGTAAGCAATATCCCACGTTTCGTTCAAGAAGCGGAAGATAGGATTTATAATAGTGTTCAGATTCCCGCATTGCGTAAAAACGTTACTGGCACGCTCACGGCTGGAAACCAGTATCTATCTTTACCAAATGATTACTTGGCTACATATTCTTTAGCGGTTATTGACTCTACTAATAACTACCAGTACTTACTAAATAAAGATGTAAACTTCCTGCGTGAAGCCTACCCAAGCGCTGTATATGTATCTCCTACATACCAAGGTACTCCACAATCAGTCCCTAAATACTATGCTTTATTTGGCCCACAATATAACAACTCAAACGAGCTTTCTTTTATACTGGCTCCTACTCCAGATACAAGCTATAACGTTGAGTTACATTATTTTTACTATCCTATTTCTATTGTTCAAGGCGCCCTTGGTGGTACAGGTACATTTATAGGGGGTACTTTATATACAAATGGGTTTTATGCAAACGTACCTTTAACTCCTCTAACGGGTACTGGGGGCTCTGGAGCTACTGCGAACATTACTGTTTCTGGTGGGCAAGTCACTAAAGTAGATATAACAAATGGTGGTGACTTCTATATTGTAGGTAATATTTTAACTACTAGTACATCGTACATTGGCGGTACTGGCTCTGGGTTTACCTTTACAGTTACTGCGGTTAATAACCCAGATGGTACAAGTTGGCTTGGTGATAACTATGACCCTGTATTGCTTTATGGCGCTATGCGCGAAGCCGTTTTGTTTATGAAGGGTGAGCAAGATATGGTTGGGTATTACGAAAAAATGTATACTGAGGCAATGAGTCAATTGAACCGCCTTGGAACAGGTTTAGAGCGTAATGATGCTTATAGGGCTGGACAGGCTTCTATTAAGGTTAACCCATGATTTCTCAAGGCCAATGTAACATTTTTAAACAAAACCTTTTAAGTGGATTAGAGAACTTTGCTGTTGGAACCCCGTACACGTACAAACTTGCCCTTTATACCAGTTTAGCAAACCTAACTCCTGATACTATAGCCTATACAACAACCGGTGAAATTACGGGGGCTGGTTACACTATTGGTGGTCAAAACTTAACTATTTCTCAAACACCTACATACGATACTACTAATAATACGGCTTTTATTTCATTTGCTAACGCTATTTGGAACCCAGCTTCCTTTACTGCTAGGTGTGCTTTAATATATAATAGCAACACTAATGCGGCGGTTGCGGTACTAGATTTTGGGTCAGATAAAACAAATACTGCAGCAGGTACTTTTACTGTAACATTTCCAACACCAACGGCGACAAACGCCATTATTAGATTAAACTAGGAGTAATTATGAGCAATATTGATAAAGCAAAAATCGGTGACTCTGTTGATGCAACAGTTACCCGTAATGCAGGACAACAAGATAACGTAGTAGCTTCTGGCGTATATAGCGCTGAGTGCTTCGCTGCTGATGGTTCTTTAAAGTGGTCTGATACATTTCACAACCTGACAACCAACGTAGGCCGTGCAAGTTTACTAGATGCTTACTTGGGCAACGCTGCTGCTGGTGCTATCGTAATGGGCTTAAAAGGTACTGGTACTGCAGTAGTTGCGGATACTCAAGCTTCACATGCAAGCTGGTTAGAAGTGGGTGCTACTAATGCTCCTACATACTCTGGCACACGCAAAACTCCAACATTTGCTGCTGCTACTGTTGCTAACCCATCTGTTAAAGCTACTGCTACTGCGGTTGTATTTACTATGACTGGTGCGGGTACTGTTGCTGGTGCGTTCATTAACGTAGGTGGTTCTTCTACGATTGATAACACAACAGGAATCTTGTTCTCTGCCGGTGATTTCACTGCTGGTTCAAAAACGGTTACTTCTGGTGATACTATTAACGTAACTTACACGCTCTCAGCTTCTTAATTTAGGGGCCTATTATGGCGATTGTAGTTGCAGACCGTGTCCTTGAAACATCGACCACATCTGGTACTGGAACCTTAACTCTTGCGGGTGCGGGTTCTGGCTATCAATCATTTACTGTCGGTGTAGGTGTAGGTAACCAGACTTATTACACTATTTACGACCCAACAGCATTAACTTGGGAAGTAGGTATTGGTACGCTTTTGACAGGCTCAACTCTGTCACGTACCACTGTGTACGCCAACTCATCGGGTACAACCGCACTTATTAGCTTTGCAGCAAACTCTAAAAACGTATTTTGTACATCCCCAGCCAGCAGATATGTAGACCAGTCCGATGTCGGTACAGCCCCTAATCAAGTACCTTTAAACCAATACCTTGGCAAGCTGGCATTTGAAGATGTAGTTGACACCATTAGTAGCAACCCTTACTACGATACTCAGATTAGTGATGTAGAGCCTACGCTGAACTTAGACTTTGTTAATAGCAAGATTGTTGACCCACGAATTTCATTTACACGAAGCACAACTGCTACCTACTACGGTCCAAACATTAGTGCATTGGCAGAGCAGAATTTGTTTTTACAAAGCCAATTTGCTAGCGGGTGGTCAAATTATCAAGATACCCTTGTTGTAAGTGGTTCTATTACTGACCCAACTGGAAGTACTAATGCGGCAACAATGACTGCTGCTAACGCTGGTGGTGGACAGTCATATCAAAATATGCCTTACATAGCAGGTCAAGTTTATACTTTAAGTGTTTATGCAAAAGCTGGAACATCAAATTATATCTATTTTCAGCAAAATTCCGCAACTCCACAAGCACTTGCTTGGTTTAATGTTTCTACTGGTCTTGTTGGAACTAAAAATACAGGGGCTATTTCTTCTTCTATTGTTTCTGTAGGTAATGGTTGGTATCGGTGTGTTGTTACATTTTTGGCTTTTGCAACAAATAGTGCAGTTACTACTGCTATTGGGCTGGCTGATAATGATGCAAGCACTCTGACAACTGTTGGAACTACTAGCTACCTCTGGGGCGCACAGTTAGAACAACGCTCATCCGCCACAGCCTACAATGCTACAACAACTACAGCCCTTACCAACTACATCCCAGCACTACAAACTGCAGCTATCAATGCACCACGCCTTGACTTTAGCCCAACAGCAGGAACACCGAATGGCTTGTTGATAGAGGAGAGTAGGAGTAATTTGTTGACTTATAGCCAAGACTTTACGCAAAGTTCTGCATGGTCATATAATGCTTCTATTTTAGGACCATCAATTATTGCTCCTGATGGAACAAATAGTGCAGGAAAAATAGTAGGAACTGCTACAACAGCTTTTCATTACTTTGGTAGGGTATCAAACATTTCTGCGTCAGCTGTAAATAACACATTTTCTTTTTACGCAAAAAAAGGAGAATATACGGGTGTTACAGTTCGAATGGAAAATGCATCAGGCACTCAAAACAATTCAGGATTCGATTTAACAAATGGCAATATTGTAGTTAATTTACATAATTGCACTTCCACAAGCATCGGAAATGGTTGGTATAGATTTACTTTAACAACTACGGGATTTAGTGGTTCATATAGTATTTATATTTATGCAAATCCAGTTGCCACAAGTTCACAAGTAGCAACACTTGGTGATGGCTACTCAGGCATTTACATCTGGGGTGCTCAACTCGAAGCTGGAGCTTTTGCAACATCGTATATCCCAACATTAGCATCTACAGTAGTCCGTTCTGCTGAAACAGCCATTATGTCTGGAACTAACTTTTCTAGCTGGTATAGCATTGGGCAAGGTACTGTTTACAGTCAAGCGGTTTCATCAAATACTGCACTAGCAACAACTTTTAGTATTTTATCTATTAACGATGGAACTTCTAGTAACGTAATTAGAGAGCATTTTAACTCTGGATTACTATATGGAGTTGTTACTACAAACGGAACTAACTTGGCTGTTTTAAGTGGTACAGCGACACCAAGTGTGCCTAATAAAGAATCAATGAGCTATAAGCCTAATTCTTTTGTAAGCTCTGTAAATAACTCTTCTGTAAGCTCAGCTCTTTCTGGAGCAGTCCCCTCTGGAATGACAAACTTAAAAATAGGTTCAGATTATTCAGGGGCATTTCAAATAAATGGTTGGATACAAAAACTCCAATACTACCCAGTTGCCCTATCTAATGCAGAATTACAGGAAATGACATTATGACCATAAAAAGACTACTTGGTTCTGCGCCATCACAGGTCAGCACTAATAAAAACTTAGGCGGTATGGCGTTTCAAGACGCAGCTGATGTTACTCAGGTAAACGTACAGCAGACAACTAATACGACCAATGAAGGTCCGAGCTTACTTCTTGATTTTGCTAACAGCAAGACTCTTGACCCACGCATCACCTTCTCACGTCCAACAACAGCGACTTACTACAATGGTGTTACTACTGCATTGGCTGAGCAGAATTTGTTGACTTATTCAACCACATTTAATGCTACTTATTGGACAGCTTTAAATGCAACAAACACACTAAGCCAAACTGACCCAAATGGAGGTACAACGGCTTGTTTATTTACTCCAACAGCGCAATATGGTGGTTTATTTATTCCAACTTCAGCATTACCTGTTAATGGTACAACTTATACAATTTCATTTTGGGCAAAAGCAGGAACATCAACTAATACGCTTCAAGTTTTTGCAAATGGTCCGAATGTATCATACGGCTCATATACCCCAACATCTACATGGACTCAATATACATTTACTTTTACACCATCTGGAACTGCCGTTAGTGGATTTTTTATCGCACAAGATAGAAATGCTAGTGGTTTTGGTAGCACTTTTTTAGCTTTTCCACAACTAGAACAAAGAGCTTCTGCAACAGCTTACAACGCAACGACTACTACAGCCTTAACCAACTACATTCCAGCACTTCAAACTGCTGCATCTGGAGTAGCTCGCTTTGACTGCAACCCTACAACTGGCGAGAGTCTTGGATTGTTGATTGAGGAGCAGAGGATTAATTTAATTCTTCAAAGTGCTTTTGCTAGTGGATGGACTTATACAACAGCAACAGGAACATTAGCATCTGATATAGCCCCTGACGGAACTCAAACTGCCATTCTTTTAACCGAAGATACAAGCACAGGTGAGCATCGTGTTTATCAAGGACCGACTACTACAGCAGTTGCCACTACCGCTTCTGTCTATGCCAAAGCCAATAGCAGGACTTGGTTATCTATTAGAATACAAGATTCAGGCGGGGCTTCACGATATGCTTTTTTTAATCTTGCAAATGGTACATTAGGTACAGTACAAACCAACCTCACTGCTACGATTACCTCAGTTGGCAATGGTTGGTATCGTTGTTCTGCTTCAGTTTCTACTGCTTTTGCTGGAACAAACAACATTGTGTTTAACTTGTGTTCTGCTGATGCTACTTATAGTTACGCTGGAAATGGCTGGGGTTCTGTATATCTCTGGGGCGCACAACTAGAAGCGGGAACTTTCCCTACTTCATATATCTCAACAGTAGCTAGTCAGGTTACTAGGAGTCAAGATTACGCTTATGTTGGTGGTAATATTGTGAGTGCAAATAACGGTACTCTTTACGCTAAATTTAGCCAAATACAAAATGTAATACCTTCTTATGCAATTTTAGGTTCTGGAGTGGGTCCTTGGACTTCTTATTTTAGAAATATTGGGTCTAATATCTGGGGTTGGGGTGATAGTACCAGCGATAGATATGCTTTACCTTTTATCCCCTCACCAACTTATCAAGCAGCTATAGCATGGAATAGTTCAACACTAACTGTTACTGGAACTATTAATTCAGTTAACCCAGTAGTAACTGGTTTTAGTGGAAGTTTTAGTAGTAGCCCTACTGTAAATAACTTATACCTAATGTGTTTTGGAAATTCAGCCAACCCAATAGGTAATGGTTGGCTAAAGAAAGTAACTTACTTCCCCATTGCACTATCCAGCGCTGAACTACAGGAGATGACTGCATAATGGCAACTAAAAAACTCATTGGCTCGGATAAGAACCAAGTACCCTATAATCGTGACCTTGGGACTATAGCTTGGCAAGATGCCAACAATGTCAATATTGGTGGCGGTACTGCTTCTAATTTACAGAACCTAACCAATTTATTTGTAGCCCAACCAACACCCTCAGCAGTTAATGCTTCTGCCACTTTAACTGTAGCCCAGTTACTTACTCGGATTATCACAACTACTAGCGCAGTAGCAGTAGCATTTACTTTACCTACAGGCACATTAACTGATGTTGGTATTTTAGGTGGTCTACTTTTAGTTAATCAATCTTTTGATTGGACTATCATCAATGCAGGTTCAGCAGTAGGTATTGTTACAGTTTCCGGTGGGACAGCAAATACGCTAGTAGGCTCAGGAGTGCTTGCTATTACTACTTCAGCCACATTTAGAACAGTAAAAACCGCTACCAATACTTTTGTTACATATAGGGTTGCATAATGACCATCTCAGCTAATTACCCAACAATCCGCCCAAGTCTTTCATTAGACTTTGCTAACACAGAGCAACTAGACCCACGCATTACCTTTAGCAGACCTACAACTGCTGCGTACTATGATGCCAATACTACTGCGTTGGCAGAGCAGAATTTGTTGTTGCAGAGTCAGGCATTAGCTACAACTCCTTGGGGAACTGCGGCTAATGGTGTTTCTGCGCCTACTGTTACAAATAATGCTGGAACAGCCCCTGATGGAACAACTACTGCTACTCAAATAAACTGTAGCGCTATAACATCTGGGCAATTTTGTTATTCTTATCAGGCTTTTTCTACCCCTTCAGGATTAAACTGCACAGAATCAATTTGGCTTCAAAGCGTATCAGGAACTTGTACAGCATATTTAGAAGTTGAAATTAGTGGGGTACGAACCTCAGTTGCTTGCAATTTAACAACTACATGGCAAAGGTTTTCTTTACCATTTACTTCAGGAAGCGCTCAATATTTTATTATTGGGTTGGATACAAGGCCAACATCTTCCCCATCAAGCCAAGCTGCTGCAAACTTTTACGCATGGGGCGCACAGCTAGAACAACGCTCATCCGTAACAGCCTACAACGCTACTACAACCACAGCAATCACTAACTACATCCCTGTTCTTCTTACTGCACCAACTAACCAAGCAAGGTTTGACCATGACCCAGTAGCAAGGACATCATTGGGATTATTGATTGAGCAACAGAGTACGAATTTGGTTACTTACTCTGGAGCATTAGATAATGCAGCTTGGGGACAAGTTAACTGTACTGTAAATGCCAATACCAAAATTGCTCCTGATGGGACATTAACAGCAACTAAAATTGTTGAAAATACAACTGCAAGCGTAGCTCATTATCTTCAAGAAGGTGTAACTGTAACTACTGCTACTTCATATACAACCACAGTCTATATGAAAGCTGGTGAAAGAACTTGGGGTTATATTTTAGAAAATTCAGGTGTATCCGCACAGGCTTATTTTAATTTATCAACTGGTGTTGTAGGCACAGTAAGTGGAACAGGAAGTCCAAGTGCAACAATCACTTCAGTTGGAAATGGTTGGTATCGCTGCTCAATGACATTCACATCTAGCGGAACTTCTGCTGGAGTACGATTTGGGCCAGCTTCTGCCGACAATACAAAAACATATACAGGAGATGGTTATTCAGGAGTATTTACATGGGGCGCACAACTAGAAGCCCTTGCCTTCCCAACATCCTATATTCCCACACAAGCAAGCCAAGTAATTCGGAGTGCTGATAGTGCAAGTATGACAGGGACTAACTTTAGTAGTTGGTACGCTGGTTCTGAAAATACATGGTATGTAAATTTTCAATACCCAAGTTTATTTAGCGCTAACAGAAGCGTTATTGGTTCTAATATAAATACAAATATGATGTATAACTATAACAATACTGTGGTTACTTATGATGGAACTAATTATTCCACTAATGCAACTACTTTTACTGCAAATCAAAATTGTAAATTTGCTGTAGCTCAATCAAGTATTGCAAGCACACAAATAAGCAGTTTTAATGGCACAAGTGGGTCAACTGTTGCGTACAACAAAGCATATTTTTCAAATACATATATAACTATAGCTAGTCCAAACAATTCTGGTGTTTCGTATATTAAGAAAATATCTTATTACCCAACAGCCCTTACATCCACAAACCTCATCGCCCTCACAGGAAGCTAATCATGGCAACTCCATACTATTTATCATTCACAGACGCAGAACAAGCTAACTCTGTTCTATACACAACTACAGTTGCTCCAGAAACGCTGGACGAAGATGGCAATGTAATCACCGAGGCTACCTCTCAAGTAACCCCAAACTACCAAAACATTAACATTCTTGGTACAGTATACGAACCAGCACCTATTCCTACTCCTGAAGATTATGTCCCAGTACCCTACCCCGAGCCTAACTTTGGTGCGAATGTATTGGTATTAGACTCTGAAGATGCTACCCCATTACTGCCTTATGCGGTACAACCTAGTCCTTACCCACAGAGAGTTTGGGCGACCTAAATGCTAGGTTTTCAGGGTTTCTCGGTACTGCCTTTTTCAACGGTAACCCCGTTTACTGCAACAGTACGCCCTGTAGATACTGCAGATACCCTTGCGTTCATAGATGCTTGTGCTGTATCTCGTATGGATTGGGGACCTACTCAAGCTGAAACATTAACGCTAGTAGATAACCCTGTAGGTATTGCCACGATGTATGGCACGATGACTGAAACTATTACGCTATCAGATGTATTTGATGCTTTCAAAGCTCAATTTGCTAATATTACAGAAACAATAACCCTTGCAGAAGTATTTAGTTCGCAAGTAGCATTTAATATAACTAATGCTGAAGCGCTTGTTTTAGTAGATAATCCAGTTGGCATAGCCACAATGTATGGGGTAACGGCAGAATCCATTGTCCTTACTGACAGCCAAAATGCGTTCCGTGGGTTCTTTATGGCTATAACAGAGGCTATTACACTAGCAGATACTGAAGCTGGACGTGCTGCATTTAACCCAACAGTAAATGAAGCGTTTATTTTAACTACTATAGAAGATGTTCAAGTAGCGTTTAACCCTACTACGGCTGAAGCGTTTATACTAGTAGACTCCTCGGTAGGTCGTGGTTGGTTTAGAATTGTAGATACCCAAGCTACAAACTGGATTTCAATTAATAATACGCAGGAATAAAGGAAAAACATGTCCTCTTCATACTCACCAATATTAAGAACTGAGCTTATCGGTTCTGGAGACCAAGCTGGTACTTGGGGTTCAACTACAAACTCAAACTTCCAATACATTTTGGAATCAGCCATTGCTGGTTATGTAGCAGTTACAGTAACTCCAACCTCGAATAATCAAGTACTTACATACGTTAATGGCCCATCTGCAAACTCTGCCCTCGACCAATCTGTTTATGCTACTTTAAAGCTAAATGCGGGTTCTCTAGGCGCTAACTTTAATATCTTTGCCCCACCTGTATCTAAACAATATATTGTCTGGAACAACACGGCTTATACAGCAACATTCTATAACTCAACAGTTATCGGAAATACAACAGCAGCAGGGTCAGGTGTAGTTATACCTGCAGGTGCTAAAGTATGGGTCTGGTCAGACGGCACAAGTTTTTACGGTAATGATACTATTGTAGGTAATCTAAGCATTGGCGGTAATTTAGCTGTTACTGGTACTGCAACTCTCGGCACTCCATTATCTGCAGCCAATGGGGGTACTGGATTAACTTCATTAGGTACTGGTGTTGCTGCATTCTTAGGTTCTCCAACTTCTGCTAATTTATCTGCTGCTGTAACAGATGAGACAGGTACAGGCACTTTAGTATTTTCTGTATCCCCAGCTTTAACAGGTACTCCAACAGCCCCAACAGCGGCGGGAGGTACTAATACAACCCAAATTGCTACAACTGCCTTTGTTCAAAATGTAGCTGGTGGTTTAGGTACTATGTCAACCCAAAATGCTAATAATGTAGCAATTACTGGTGGTACGATTACGGGGTCTTATGGACTAACTGCAGCTAATGCTACCAATGCGGTAAATGCCACAAATGCTACCAACGCTACAACAGCTTCAAATGCCAATGCAGTATTTGGTAAAACTAAATTAGGTCTTGGTATTACTGGTGAAACTTGGCAAGGTGTAGGAAAAAATGTAAATGTTGGGTACACAAATTCCTATAGCTATCCAATTATGGTATCCGCTACTAATGGTCCTGCTGGTTCTTCCCCTTATATGCAAGGCGTTGTAAATGGAATTCAAATTACCCAATGGTACTGGCAGTTTAATGGGGCTGGGGCACAGGGTGGAACTATATTTATTGTACCTCCAGGAGCTTCTTATTATATTGGTTCTGGTAATAGCGCATATAATTGGGTAGAACTTTTTTAAAGGTAAAACATGAAACACTATAAAGATGAAAATAACAATTTATATGGTTACGAAGAAGATGGTTCACAAGACCATTTAATTGGGGGTAAAGTTCTTTTAAGTAATGAAGAGTTTGAAATGCTACAACTACAAAAACAAAAAGAGTTTATGGATAATTTACCTTTAGACCTTAAAATGACTGCTGAAATGCCTACACAACAAGAACAAATGGAGGCGTTATTAACAGGCGGTCAAGCTGCGGCAGATATGTTAACAAAAATTAAAGCAATAAAAGAAAAATACCCTAAACCAGAAGGATTCTAAAATGTTTGCTATTAATTGGTTATTTGACAAACTTGGCTATATGCCAAAAATTAAAGTAGAAGTTGGCGCTTTAGCTGCGTGGCCTTTTCCTGCAGTTAGTGAAGATTTTGAGCCACGCCCAAAAAAGCGGGTGAAAAAAACACGGGAATTGTTATCTAAAGCAACAACGGCTAAAGCTGCTGCTAAAAAAACGACACGCAAGCCAAAAGCAAAATGAAAGAGTTCTTAACCCAGCTTCTTACTGGTAAGGATAACCACACGCAAGATATCGCACGGTGGAGTTGGTTAATTTGTTTACTTGCAGTGATTGCCTTAGCTGGATATGAGGCGCTACATGGCGCTGTTAGTCTACGAGAGTTAGCAGAAGCGTTTGGTATTGTTGCCGGCGCACATGGGGCT